TTAATACGACTCTGCGCCATTCTAAGCTCAGTTGTGGAGATTGTTTGTCTAAAACCCCCAGATACCGTGGTGTCTCGTACTTGGATGGACGAAGCTTTTGCATTAGATAAAGTACTAATATTACTAGATATTCTTTCAATTCCGTATCATATCGATCTACATCATTTTGGTAAAAGTCAATTTTTTGTTGAATAAAACCTTTTTGATTTTCTATAGCTGATAGTTTAGAGTATGTTTCCTGATAAGCTGCGGATAAAAACCCATAAATACCCATACTAGTAATTAATACTAATATAATAGTTGCTATAGATAAATAGGTACGTAATGTTTTGTTGATTGTATCCCAATATTGGTATAAAAGTGAAGCTGTTACTAATTTAGCAAATTCTAAAGAACCTGCCATTATAATAACTTCTAAACTTGCTCCGGCAAAGAGTTTGCTTAAGCCACTAACTGAATAGAAAGCGGCCGAAGCTGAAACTGACAGGGCAGAAAATCCGATTAGGAATGGGAACATTCCTTGTTTAATCTTACCTAGCACCCCCAAAGTATTCTGTTGCGTGTCCCTCATTAATTAAAGTTTTATTTATATCTACATCTTCCACAAATATAGTACCTAAACATCTACCATACTTTCCAACCCCATGGGATTGTAAAATAAAATTACTATCTTTTAGTAATTCAATTAATCTTGCTTTAGCTGCTAGTCCTAATTTTTTTTCTTCTAAATCTCGTGTACGGGATTCAGGGGCATTCATACCCATCATTCTAATTCTTACCTTTTTCCAGGTATCAAATCCTAAGTCTACTAAGGCATCGACAGTATCTCCGTCAACAACTCGATCTAATTTAGCGTTGTATCTATACATGGTGATAAATATAATAAGAAAATTGAATTAAGACAACCTATTTTCTAAGGCCTTTGTGTTTATCTACACGGTCTAGAATCTGGTTTAAAACATCAGCTTTAATAAAACCAGCCATAGATGCGTTTTTAACAGTACTAATTAATTGGAATATTACTAAGGGCATAAGCATAGTTTCACTTAACCATCCAGCTCCGGGTATACTTTTTTCTATTACTAATATTAGGGTTAACATAATAACCCAAAAAATTAAAGTTCTTAAAATTTTAATTGCTTTATAAGTTTTAAATCCTTCTCTTTTAATCCCTGCTATTATACCAAAAAACCCATCAGCAAATACTAAAGTGGTGATTGCTAAATACTGTTCTGCATTTTGCATTGTGAGTTCCATAAAATAGGAACATATAAATCCTAACGACATACTAGTAAGGGCTATTAAAGATTGGGTTGTTTTCATTTTATGTTATATCATTACTTTCTAATAATGTATAGGTAAATGAGTTACCCCAAATTTCCCTTGCAGTTTGACATATATCTAAGAATTGATGCCAATCATCATTATCAGCTATTACTTGACAACCAGCAGACCATTTGTCTACTCTAATTGATTTTCCTCCTGATCTTCCAGTAGCTCTATGAATATTAATTCCAAAGATACCTTCATCAATATTTTCTTCTAGTAAATCATATTTACCATCTCTATTATTGTCTCTATATACTTTAACTGGGGATTTTTGCCCTAAGGCTAAATATTTGCCTTGGTGTAATCTTAATTTATGAGAACCTCTATATTGCCCCGGTTTTAATATTGCTACTCCTTTTTTATTTAGTAGATTTTGTTCCCAATGTGATCCTGGGTCTGTAGTAGCTTGGTAACAATAAAATTTCCACTCACCGTCTTCTTTGTAAGATATAGTAATACAGTCATCAAAAGCATTGGTTACTCTGCCTTTGGTTTCTGAATTTCTAACTCCAATAATGTTTACATCCCAATCACCTCCAGTAAAGTACTTATACCCTTTACTTTCCATAGTGTTTTGAATCTGTTCTCTTGTATAACAACTCATATTATTTTCCTACTTTTAGTTTAACAGTGTCATCAATCATACTAGCAGCAAAACCGCCTACTTGGGCAACAAATTGACCGTATAATTTTGTTTCATCGTTTCTATCTACAAATTGCATTATAGCTCCACCACCAGTACTAGCAGCTCCACCAAATCTCATCCTTACTTTCTTTGGTAAGTCCTTTGGATTTACATACCATTCACCAGCTACAGGACCACCACCTGCTGCGAATGAACCACTAGCTTTAGTAAATTTAAAATTTACTTTTTTTCCTTGGCCTTTTAGGCTAACTTCAATTTCGGTTGCTATAAATGCAAAGATTTTTAATGAACCTGCTTGTTTCCAACTCATAATTAACTACATTTATTTTTTATCTTGCTGTACAATTCATCTGCATAACCCGCTGGGTCTTCGATATGTTCTTTGGTAGATTCCATTTTACCTATTAAGCAATTTTTAAAATGCTTACCACTTTTACCTTTTAGTAAAGTTTCTATTGCACATGCTTTCATCCAAGTTCTTGGATCATTACCTTGAACTGAGGACTTTACGTCGTCAATTGCTATCATACATTGTATTGCGTCTGCCATAATTTATTTTTTATTACCAAATATTTTACCTGCTTCAGCAATACCAAAGGCTCCTAAAACTACTAATACAAAAGAATCATAAATAAATTCATTTATAACTAAGTCTTTACCTAAATATCCAGTTAATAAGTCTGCTACTGCAAATATTACCATTACAGCGAATGCCAAGAATCCTACTACTGATTTTTCGTTGATGTTATTATCATCATCAAATAAATTTTTAAATGCCATCCATTTACGTTTTAAATAATTTAACATATATAACGTATTAATTAGTAACCGATTTGTTTTATGATAAATATGAGCTAGAAAGCGCTCATTATAAGTTCATCAATATAGTCTTGAACTTCTTCTTTAGTTGCTGACATTTTAAAACTAATGTCTGCTTGGTATCTTTCTACTTCTTCTCCGTCTTGAAATATTACAATAGTTGGTACAACTACTACTTTAAATTTACCTGCATCCGTGGGTTTAGCTCCTATATCAAATTTTTCAATTTTACAATCTGAGAGTTTATCAACCCAAACAATATCATTTGCTGCATTCCAACCTGCGTTAAAATACTTAACTTCTACCTGACAAAATAAGGGCATAGAAGACAGTAGTAAAATAGGTAGTATTAAAAACTTTTTCATAATTAATTTATCTTAGTTCGTCAATTTTTTCTTCAATACGTTTCATATCTTCTTTTAACTCTTTAACATCATCTTGAGTAGTCATGATAGTTTGACGTATTAATTGATCTTTCATATCGTATTCCATTCTAGTAACATCTGGTGGTGGTGCTACGGGTAATTCCTTAGCTTCTTCTATATCAGCTTGAAGTGCAAACCACATACCTACTACTGTAGCTATACCGAATGCAATACCTATTAATGTCTGAATGCTTATTTGAAAACTAGTATTTTCGCTTAACTCTTTTGCCATTTTTAAAAAATTATGTAATTAACTCCCATTGAAAAATTATGCCAATTTCTATTCCAATATTGATTATAAGTTCCTTCTGCAAATAAACCTAATGATTTAGTTAATTTATAACCAAATATTAAGCCTCCAGAATAATCTGTCCATTGGCCCCCATTATAATTATGAAAAGAATATTCATCCCCCCCTTTTATATGTATAGGCATTACATTCCCCCAAGCGTGTAGCCAAAAGTTTTTACTATACTTATAATAATCGAAACCAAATATGGCAGAATATTCTAATCTTAGTGGTGCTTCGTTTTCTTTTTTCTCAACATAATTAACTAATACTTGGGGTATAATTACTTCTTCCCATACTTCAGTACTTGTTGCTACTACTGCTCCTTGGGGATTAAGGTATTCTATATCTCCTCCTCCATTAAAGTTAACATTATATCCTTCTTCTAAAGCTAACCAAGTATAATGTAAATTACCATTACTTAACATCCACTCTTGTAAAGGATCATATCCATAAGGTTTAGAAAGTCTTTGAGCAACTCCCACATTAATAGAAAATTCTTTAGTTATATTATGTTTATATCTTTGGGATGCCTGGAAGTATTCTATATCAATAAATCCTCCTACTAAATATTCAACTTTAGCTACCCAATCATCTGCTACATATCTTAAAAAATGGTGTTGATCTAAATATGTCTCTCCTTGTATTCTTCTGTAATCAGCTTCAAATAAAAATTCAAATCCTTTTATTCTACCTAAGGTAGCATTATCTGAATAAGATTCCTCTGTACCATTATAAAATACATTTTCTCTATTTTCATATTGGAATCTAGCAATTTTTCTAATACCTAAAGATAAAGAATAGTCAAATGGTGTTTCAATTACATCTTGAATTAAGGCTCCAGTATTAACTGAAAATTGATTTTTGTCTGCAAGAGATGTTCCCCCATTTACTGCTGCAAATATAGTTGAAAATTTAAAAGTTTTTTTTAATTCTTTTTTAAATTTAGATTCAGATTCTTGACTAAAACCTAAAAATGGGAGTACTAAAAGTAGTATTAATAGTTTTTTCATTTTATTCTTTAATTATTCTTTTATTAAATATTTGAGTTCCATTCTTTATTGTAAGAAAATACACTCCGGCACCCGCATTAGATAAATCTATTACATTTCCCGATGATGAAGGTATGATTAATTTACCTAATAAATCTCTTACTTCAAATGTTACTCCTTCTATGTTACTTGATATATTAATAATTCCAGATGTTGGGTTTGGATAAACCACAATTGAATTAAAATCTAATGATCTAGAGAACATACCATCTATATCCAT